TATTAAATTCTCCAGAAGAGGTAGGCATACCCTCTGGTACTTGAGCTTGCATTTGTTGTTGATATAAATATGCCATATGTTGTCCAATATGAGCCATCATTGATGGATATAAAACTTCTTTAGCTTGTGGATTACCGCCAAATCTTGGATCATTTATAAATTGTTGATGTACTATAATATGAGCTTGATGATCTTGATCTTCAAAAACTTTAATTGGTTTACCATTTAACAATGCCATATTTTCTGATACAGGATCTCGTCTTGGTGTTTCTTCATCTTCTATCATTAGCTCGTTATATTCTGGAACATTTAAAGCTTGTAAAAATCTTCTTGTTGCTTCTTTTACATTAATAATGTTTGGTGAAGATTGAGCTAATTGTAAACCTGTTTGTGCCAAAGCTATTCTTTGAGCTTGTGAAAAAATATTAGGATCGCTTACTGGTATTACATCAATTGATTCACTAAAATCTTTTCTTCTAATAATTTTCTTTTCTCCTATAACATCATATGGATATTCATCATCTAGATACTCTCCATTTAATTCATAAATTAATTTAAATTCTCTACCTTGTGCTTGATGTAATCTTTTATGTATGGCACTAAATACTTTAGATCCTTGTTCTATCAAAGCGATGGTGGTTCCAACTGGTCCGGAACCAGCGGAATCACCAATCATTGCATCCGCTATTGATGCAAAACGTCTTCCTGATTCAGTTAAAACGCCTAAAAGCTGTAAGAGAGTAGGCGATGGTTCCTTGAAAGGAAGAGGGATAAAACTCTTTCTAAGATCATCGCCATAGGCTTCGACTTCTACCCATTCACCAGGTGAAACAGTTATATCTCCACCTTCTATTCTTGCTCCTTTAGCTCTAAATCCTCCATTGAGGTTGGCAAAGGCAGCTGAATCTAGTAGAGCACGAAGTGCTCCAGTGCTTGCATGTTGCAGACCGCCGATCATTTGGATTAGGCCGAAACCATAAAAACCTAAACCAGGAAGATATTTATAATGTATGAAATAAGTTCTTTTTCTTTTAAGTGGATCATCTTCTTTCCAATTTCTTCTAATTGCTAAAACAACTGTACTATCTTGGTCTACTGTAACAATATAAGGTAAAGCTAAACCATTTTCATCTTCACCTAAATCTAAATTTGCATGTATTTCTAATATTGTATGTATCTTATCCGACATACTTGGTGTCATACCTTGTAATCTTTCCATTGTTTGTTCTACAGTACCGCCTTGATTAGAAGTTGTTTCAGTTTTACTTAAAGGTACATCTTTATAAAATCCTTCTATCTGTCGTCTTTTAATCTCGTTTCGAGATAGTTTCATAACTTGAGTATATCTTTCTGATGTTTCTAAATCTGTATTATCATAAGAAATTACAAAATCTTCTGCTGGTACAAATACAGAGCATATTCTATCTAAAGAATTATCAAAATAAATTTTTTTAAAAGCAGAACCGGCTAATGATAAATAAAATAATAATTGATCTAATTCGTTAAAATAATCTTTTATTTGATTTGTTACTTGCCAATTCATAAAATCTTGAACACGTTGTGCTTGCTCTATTTTTTTATTAGAAGATTTACCTATTACTTGTGTTTTTACTGGACCTCCAGATGGAAAAAGTTCTGCTATTGCTCTTGCTTGAAACTGAGTTGCTGCCTCTGCCATTAACGGATGATGTACACCAGAAGCTCCCGGGAAAGGATCTTGTCTATCTTCTACAACTACACCTAACATTTTAAGACCTTTAGAATATTGATCTTCCCAATCTTTTCTTGATGATCTATCATCTTGATAAGCTTTAACTAAATCTCTACCAACACTATTGACTTCTTGATCTGTTAATTCTTCTGCTAAATTAGAATGATGATCTGATTCAAAAGCTTCTTCTTCTTTATCTGTTAAATCAGTATCAACTTCTACTTTAACTTTTTTACCTTTATCATCGGTAAATTCTAAATTTTTTTTATCTAGTTCAACTTCTAAAGCCATTATTTTTTCCTTTTAGTATCTACGCCTTTTATTTTACCTTTATTTTTAGTTGCATAAAAAATCTGTTCACCTCTTTTTTTACCATAACTTTTTTTCATAGACTTCATTATCTTTTTTCCTTTTTTAGTAAGAGGCATTTTTTTTACTTTTCTTTTTCTTTTTTTTATTAATTATACTACCTAAAGTTTTTGCTTGGCCAGCATGTGTCTTTGAGGCTTTTTGTAAACCTTTCATAACTTTTTTAATTTTAGCTTTAGCTTTTTTCATTATGCTTTCCTTTTAGTTTTTTTCTTTCTACCATCTGCTCTTCTGTTTTTATCTCGTCTACCTTTTAAAATATCTCTATCAACTTTAGCTGCTTTACCGCCTGTTAATGCAGAATTAACTCTTGCCATAGCCCATGCTTGAGGACTTACACCTTTTCTATGACCACTTGTTCTATATGCTGCTAAACCTCTATTATAAATTGCTCTAATTTTAGAAGCAGATACACCTGTTTTTTTTGCTTTATTTCTAATTGCTGTTGCTGTACTTGATTTTCTTTTAGCCATACATTCTCCTAAATCTTTTATTATGTATACTTTCTTTTTTTGACCCTACAAATTTTCCACCTTTTTTATCTCCTGGTAAAACTCCAGAGCCTTTGTTATCTTTGTTTAATCTTTTAATAGCAGCTTTTCTTGCGCTACGAAGTTTTCCAGAAGTTCCAGCTAAATACTTCTTAGGTACCTTTTTACCTTTTTTTCTTTTTCTAGGCACTGATACTTGTTTAGTAAAATTAGCACGTGACATTGGCATTATTTTGGAAAACCTCTTCTCATGTTTTTATATGCTTTTTTAGAAATAGTTGATTTCTTTTTTGTTCTAGAAATACCTTTTTTTCTACGAGCATTTATATTTGCATAAAGACCTTTTTTCATATCTGCATAATACCTCCTGGTTCATACCATACTTTCCTGTAGTAGATATAAAACAAAAATATTAATTATTCTAGTATTATTTTCTTGATATGTTTTTCGCCCATATATAACTCTGTTTCTGCTTTACCTTTCCAGCATTTATAAGATACAGATTCACTATACTGACGTTCAGCATGACGTTTTCCTCTAAGACATGCTGCCATACTTTCTTGTATTCTATGCTCTTTAATTTCACCATTTACAAACATTAATAATGCTATAACAGATTCAATCATTGTCCGTTACCATTCTTGTAATGCATATCTCTAGCATTATCTTTTAAATCTTCAATATCAGTTAAAACTTTATCCATTTGTTTTCTTAAAAATTCTATGTTAACTTTATTTAACGCCATATTTTCTATGTGTTTATTTAATTTATCGGTAGTTTTATAAAGATCCTCAATCATCATGTACTGCTCACTATCAGCTGGCAAAGAACCTAATTGTCCACGAGGCCATTTAATTCTAAACTCTGTATTTTCTTCTAAGTCTTTTTCCATTATCTGTATACGAGTATCTGCAACATTAAGTCGTTCTATTATTTGAAAATAACCCATTGTTCCAAGTGCTACAATTATAATCAAACTAGCAACTGTTTTCATTGGCATTTGCACTGCCGCTTCCTCTGATATATTTAATGGTTTTTTAGTAGGCACTAGGTCCTCCAAAGATTGCAAGTAAAGTTATTAAAATAATTAAAATTCCTGTAAAATAGTAATTCATCTAACATCTCCACCGCCTTCTAGCTTGTCTTATTCTAGAATTAGGATTATTTCTAGTTTTAGCTGAGCTTCTTTTTAATTGTCCTAATGATCTTGCGCAGTAAGACTTTCTACGTTTAGCTGCTTTACTTCCAGGTTTAACTTTACCAGTTACAGCCATTTTTAATTTAGAACCAGGATTAGCTCGTCTATAAGCTTTAATTCCTGCTCTTGTCATACCCGCACCTTTTTTTGTAGGTCTGTAATATTTTTTTCTTCTTGGAATATCTCCTGTTCTTTTTCTAGGTCTGATTCTTGTTCTAGCCATGTAAAGCTGCTCCTCTTTCTGCAGAATCAAAACCAGAACTTTTTGAAACACTGCCGCCGCCATCATATTGACCACCTCTTCTGTCATCTTGTGGTGTAGATTTTATATTCATGGTAGCAGTTGGAAATGTTTGTACGTCTCCCTGCGTATCTTGCATTGTAATGTTTTCTATTCTATCCATTTCTCTATTCTTTAAAAAACCACCAGCAACAAAAGGTAATGCAAAAGGACTTATAAAACCTAATGCTCCTCCTCCACTAGCTAAATTAACAACAGCAGATCCTACTCTTAAAGTATTTTGCACTCCAGATGGAATTCCTAAAGTATCTTCTACAAAATTATTATAATAATTTATATTATCGGTAAGTATATTTGAGGCAGATTTTTTTGAGGATGCAGTAGGTTTTTCAAAATCAAATTCAAAAAAACCTTTTTGTCTATCTTTTTCAATATCTTCAATTTCAGAATATTTTTCATCGAATGTTTTAGGTTTATTAAAATCTTTAATTTGACCATCATCACCCTCAAATAAAGTCTACACTCCATTTACAGACATTCTTCCGTTTGGACATACAAATTCTTTTATCATCTGCCTTGACCTCTATACTTTTTTCTAGTAAATTTTTTATTTGGTCGCTTACTATGACGACCAGGTCTTTTTCTTGGCTTTTCTCTTGGAAGAAAACTTAAACCAATTGCAGCCTTT